CTCGCGGGTCAGCGCCCCGGCCGGGATCGCGCCGCGCATCCCGTACAACGGGTCGGCGGGCGGCGCCATGTGCGCGTCGACGGCGCCCACCTGTGCGGAGGGGGCGCCCGCCACCGACAGCAGACCGTTCGTCGCCTGCTCGCCCTTCTGCGCCTGCTGGTCGACCGCGCCCGAGAAGCCCCTGCCGAAGTCGGCGATCGCGTTCGCCGCGTTGCCGTAGTCGGCCTGCACCTGCGGGCCGATCCCCTTCAGCAGATTCGCGTAGTCGACGCTCAGGTTCTTGACCGCCTGCTCGCGCTGCCCGAACTGGGCGTCCGTCGTCTTCTGTCCCTGCTGGATCGCCGCCTTCGTCGGCGCCAGCTGGGCCGCCACCTCCGACGACACCATCTGCCGCAGCTGGGCGGGCGTCAGACCGTACTGGCGCAGCTGCGCCGTCGTTACCGGCGCCGCGTTCTTGACGACAGTCGTCGAGGCGGCCATCTAGGCGAACCCCATGCCGAGGCCGTGCTCGGAGATCGGGTTGGTGGCGCGCAGGCGCGGCGAGAGCGCATGGTGCACGAGCCTGGCGACCGTCGAACCGGGCAGCGTCGAGCCGGTCGAGCCGCCCACACCCGGGGGCGTCGGCGGCTGCGCGTAGGCGCCGGGATCCTTCTCGGCGGCGCCGACCGCCGTGTTGTAGGCGGCCTCGAGCGCCCGCTGCAGCGTGTCGCGTCCCGTCTCGGCCGACTTCTCGTAGGTGTCCTGCAGGCCGAGCAGCGAGTTGAGCAGGTTGTTGTAGGCGCTGGTCAGGTTCGACTGGTAGCCCTGGCCCTCCAGCGCCGAGCCGACGCCGGTCGCGCCCGACTCAAGCATCCCGCGGGCGGCAAGCTGCGCGCGCAGCGCGGCGAGCGCCTGGCTGTGCTTCTGGTTGATCTGGCCGAGCACCGAGTCGCCGGCGCGCGTGTACTGGTCGGCGAGCGTCGACGTGCTCGGGTCGATCTCGCCGGTGATCGCCGCGATCTGGCCGGGCGTCAGGCCAAGCTGCGCACCGACGCTGGCGAAGTCCGGCACCGCGCCGAACTGGATCAGCGCCTGGTTCGTGCCCGCGTCGCGCGCCGCCCCGGCGGCCGTGATCGCCGCCTGGTAGTTCGCCTGCGCCTGCTGGTACGCCGGATCCTGCGCGAGCGCGTTCTGGTAGTCGGGAGCGGTCGGCGACGACACACCCGTGCCGCCCGTCCCACCGGTGCCAGCAGCCGACGGCGCCGACGTAGGCGGCGGCGACGGACTCGGCAGAGAAGGCGGACGGAACGCCGGGGCGCCAAGCCCCGAGCCGGCAGATGCGAGCAACCTCTCCTCCTAGTTGATGCGGATCGGGCGGATGCGGACGAAGCCGTTCGTGAAGGTCGCGGTCGACGTGTCGCCCCCCAACCCCTGGATCTTGATCACCGACCCCGCCGGCAGGCCGGTCGCGGCCGTGCCGCCGACCAGCGGCGGGTTGAAGCTGCCGCCGGTGACGGTCGACCAGTAGATCTCGCCGACCTGGGCGCCGTTCGCGAGACACTGGATGTACTTGTTCGCGTTGCCGCCGGTGACCTGGGCGCCGTAGTCGATCAGGTAGTCGCCCGGGCGCGGGATCGTGATCGCGCCGCCGGTGAAGTCGATCCACGAGGCGTTTGTCGCCGAACAGGTCGCGCCCACCACCGAGAGCGGGGCCGCGCCCGCCGATGCCTCCCACACGTACGGGCTCGTCTTTACCGAGCCGTCGGCGTTCAGCTTCGAGTAGCGGACACGCCAGAGGATCCCGTTCGTCACGTCGACTTCGAGCAGAACCTCCTGGCCCTCCTTCGGCGTCAGCTGCGCGAACTGGGACAGGTTGTACTTCTGCAGCGTCAGGTCGGCGACCGGGATCCCGCTCAGGCTGCTGTATGGAAGCTGCGGCGGGTTGAGTTCCAGCCAGGCCGCGATGTCGGCCATCGGCAGCTGCGAGATGTCGATCTCGGCGTTGCCGAACAGCGCCATCTAGCGGCTCCCCTCTCTCGTGTAGTACTCGAGCTCGACATCGTTCAAGCGCAGGTCGGTCGGCGTCATCCCGGCCGCCTGGTAGATCTTGAAGCCGATCCCGCGCGCCGGCACGGCGCCGCCGTTCGGGTTGATCACCATGCGTGTACGCGTCGGCGCGGTGGTGGTCGGCAGGTCGCCGATCGTCGTGTACGGCGCACCCGCCTCCGAACTAGTGGTGTACGCGAGCCTGAGCCCGCTGCCGGCGCCGGGCGCGTCGTAGTTGACGTAGATGCGCTGCCAGACCGAGGTTGCGTCGGTCGGGATCCACTTGCGGTGAAACCGCTGCCAGCCGCGGAAGAACGGCGTCTCCAGCGACGGCAGAATGACGGCGCCGCCCTGGTCGGTGGACGACTGGACGCCCCAGATGTTGGCGAGGTTGCCGACGTACCCGTTCGGGCCGACGAAGTAGCTGCTCTCGCCGAGTCCGGTCGCGTGGGCGAACATGGTGGCGACGATGTCGCTGAAGCGGAACCAGTGACCCTGCGAGAGATCGCAGACGAGGAAGTCGATGTTGTTGCCGGACCCGTCGGAGACCGAGACGGTGTAGTAGCCGCGGTAGACGCCGCCCGCGATCGTCCACGACGACTGGTAGTTCTTGAGCAACGACTGCCAGTAGGTGAGGATGCCGCCGCGCTCGGCGAGGTTCGTCACCTTGGCGCCGTCGGTCAGCCAGATCCCCTCGGTGTTCGCGAACACGACCTGCTCGCCGTAGGTGGCGATCGACCGCTCGTCGAGCAGACCGGTGTCGTACAGGTGGTCTTTGATCAGGTTGCCGACGACGTTCAACTGCGGCGGCGTGTCGCCGCGCACGCGCCAGACCTGGCTGCCGGTGAAGAAGATGATCGCGTTGCGGAGCCCCTGGACGCCGATGATCTTTCCCGGCATGTCGATCCACGAGTTCGTGGTGTCCCAGGTGGTCGGGTCGCCGGCCGCCGAGAAGTAGCCGCGCTGCGGGTTCGCGGCCGTGTTGCAGAGCAGCGTGTAGTCACCGAACAGCGTCCCGCACGCCGCCTGCGGCCCACCGGAGGCGCTCGTCAGGGCCGCCCCGTTGCCCGAGTAGAACGTCGGGACGTGGCTCTGATCCATGATCACGAGCTTCTCGCGGTGGAACACCGGCCGCGCCTTCGCGGTGACCGTGCCGACGTAGGCGCCGACGCCGGTCGACACCGGGATCTTGATCAGGTACCCGTTGCTGGTGACCGCGACGATCTCGGCGCCCGTCGCCGTGTACGGCGCGTAGGCGACCATCGACCCGTAGTTGGTGGCGGACGCGTTGCGGACGCTGAACGTGCTGGCGTCGACGGCCGACCAGCCGAAGCGGCGGCGGGCGGCGCCATCCAACTGCGGGATCCAGTCCACCATGTCCCAGAGGATCCCGCCCGGCAACTGGTGGCGCGGCAGGTCGCGCATGAAGCCGAGGTAGGACTCGAGAACGGGGAACGGCGCCCCCACCTAGGCTCCCGTGTCCTGGCTTGGGTAGGCCGGGTAGTACTTGCGCCGCGTGCGCCGTCCCGCCTGGGCGGCCGGGCGGCGGCGGCCCTGCATCCGGCGGATGCGTCCGCGCGCCTTGCGCACCTCGGTCTGGTACTGCTGCAGGAACACCATCCCGTTCTGCGAGTTGGCGTCGTTGTTGTACGACGCCGCCTTCCACTTGACGTAGAGCTCGATGATGTAGTGGAAGACCGGCGGGACGCCGGTGCCCGCGAGCGTGTCGGTCGCGTTCGCGAGCAGCGTCGGGACGGGGACGTAGTAGATGTTCAGCGTGTCCGGCGTCTGCGGCGTCGGGTACAGGCTCAGCAGGTTCTCGCCCTGCATCGCGTAGTAGCGGACGGGAACCGCGCCCGGGTAGCGGCGTCGCCAGATCAGTTCCTCGATCGGGATCGGCTCCAGCGGCACCGTCTGGCCGTCGGCGGCGGAAACGCAGGTGATGTCGTTTACGACCAGCACCGCCGTCGGAAGCTCGTAGTCGCCCTGCTGCGACGTGAGCGTCATCGTCGCCTGCTCGACCTTCACCTTCGTGCGCTCAAGGAAGTCGAGAATCGCCTCGTTCGTCCAGGAGTCGATGAAGCCCTGTTCGGTGCCGCCGTTCGTGTTGTCGAGGCCGATCGCGGTCGCGACACGCGAGCGCACGTCGGCGAGGGTCAAACCGAAGGTCGCCACACGGCTCCTTTGCTAAGAGAGGGAGAGCAGCTTTTGGATAGCGCTCAGCGCGTCGTTCAGCTTCGCGAGTTCTCCGTTGAGGGCGTCCTCGTCCGGCAGGTCGGCGAACACCGCCTCCTTGGTGGCGAGGAGCTCGCGAGTGGTCAGGCCCGCGGCCTCGACCGCCGCCTCGACGCCCTGCACGTAGTCGATGCTCGCCTGCGTCCGGTCGTGCTGCGCCTGGAGGTCGGCTTGGAGCGCCTGTAGGCGCGTAATCGTGTCAGCGTCGAGCGCCACGGTGGCTCCTTCCTGCTTACGAAACGCGCACCGGGATCAGGGACAGCGAGCGCACCGAGGCGATAGCCGTGCCGGTTCCGTTCGACACGTAGTAGAGCGTCAGCACAACCCCACTGGCGATCCCATTCAGGGGCGCCTCGAACGACATCGCGACGTTGTAGCTGGCGGACGTTGACACCGACGCGAGAGTCCCCGAGGCCGACCCGTGGTTCTGCATGTAGCCCACGGAGAGCGACTGGGCGCCCGAGGACGAGGCGTTGCCGTAAAAGGCGGCGCGAAGGATGTAGTCGCCGGCGCGCGGAGTGGTGATGCCACCGAGCGTCGTATCCTCCTGGGCGGCGCCGTTCGCGGTGAAGTTCGTCCCGCCGCCGTAGTAGACCAGCATCTCAGGGCCACCGATGAAGTCCCACTTGGAGGCGGACGCCGAGCCGGCGTTGTACTGAAACGCCCACCGCTGATCGTTGGCACCGACCGCAGTGGCGATCCAGATGTCCCCGTCGCTCGGGTTCGCGGGGGGACCGCTCGCGATCGTGCCGACCGTGATCTTGTTCGGCGCGTAGCCGCCGCCGATCTTCGACGGGGCGATCCCCGCCGCCGTAGCGATGTCGCTGTTCTGGATCGAGCCGGCCAGCGCCAGCTTCGAGTAGGCGATCCCGGCCGCCGCGGCGACGTTCGCGTTCGCGACCAGCTGTGACACCCACGCCGAGCCATTCCAGACCAGCGCGCCGTTCGCCACGGGCGCACCGGGGGCCGGGATCGCCGCGTTCGCGGTCGCCGCCGCCGCGTTCGCGGCAGCCTGGGCAGAGTCCGCGACCGCCGCCGCCGCCTGCAGGCCAAGCTCCAGATGGTTCAGGTTCGTCGGGCCGACGGCCGTGACCTTCTCGACCCAGGTGGTGGGCGTGTACGCCATCTAGTTCACCGTCGCCGGGGTGATCATCATCGCCGTCTTGCCGTCAGGGGTGACGCCGCCAAGCTCGCAGCAGACCAGCGAGTCGGAGCAGGGCAGCGAGTCGGAGCAGAGCAGGACGTTCCAGCTGGCGAGAACCGCCGCGCCGATGGCAGGCGTCGCCTCGACGGCCGCGGCACCCGACACCGGGGACGGTGCCACCACAGAGCCGCTGACAGAACCGACCGTTGCGGGCGTGAGCGTGAGCGGCATGTCACCTTCCCCGGGCGGCGTTCGCCCGCAGCTGCTTCTGCGATTCGAGCTTGCGTCCGCGCCGCTGGCGCTGCCGCTTCGTCTTGCTGGTGAGCGCGCGGCTGCCCGCCCGTCTAGGCATCGACGCCCCCGGGGAGGATCACACCGCCCTTCGAGCGACGAATGTCGGCGGGGACGGCGATCGACGAGCCGGGCTTGTGGGCACGCCGCGCCGACCGCTCCTCAAGCGCCTCCAGGTCGCGCCGGTCCCGCTCGGCGTCACCGACGAACTGCTCCTCGCCCTGGAACTCGAGCGCGAAGTCGTCTGCCTGCCGCGCCCGCATCGGGTAGCGGCAGATCGGGTTGGCGCATTCCCGCGGGAACGGCGTCTCCTGCGGCTCCATGCACTTCAAGCACTGGTAGCCGAACCGGATCCGGGCGACCGCCTCCGCTGGCCACTTCACGTTGTACGAGCGCGACACCTGGTCGCCCTCGACGATCACCTCGTCCGGCTGGTCGATGATCTCGACCGGAGGTGTCCACTCGCGCCAGCGCTCGGACATCTATGCGCGGACGATCAGTTCGCCGGTCGGCTTGAAGATGCTCTCGCCCTCGTTCAGCGACAGGCTCTCGAGTTCGCGCGGGACACCCACCGGGTCGGCGCCCAGCTTCACGTACGCGTCGAGAAGCTCCTCGCGCGCCTGGTTCTCGGCCTCGTAGCGGTAGGCGACGTTCGGGTCGATCTCGGCGGCCCCGACGATCTCCAGGATCTCCTCGGGCGACTTCTCGTCGTAGGACGGGAACGGCTTCGCCGCGTGGATCTCCTCCACCTTGATGAAGTCGGCCCCGAAGGCGCCGCTCGACTCGAGCGTCCGCTCGATCTCCTCGCGCTCCTCGTCCGTCAGCTTGTGCGCCTTCTGGTAGTCGCGCGTGTCGAATACCGACAGACGCGTCTCCGGGGTGACGCCGTCGGCGAGTCCCTTGAACGTGAACGCCTTCAGCCCCGCCTCGATCTCGTGGTCGAGCAGGGCGCCGGCCTGGAACTTCGCGATCCTCTTCTTGCCGGTCTCCATCTCGATGCCGTTGACAAGCGCGATGGTGGGCTCGCCGATCCCATGCGTGTAGCGGGCGGCGCGGGCGACGTATCTCGCCAAGCGAATCAACTCCTTCGGGAAGATGAGGAGGGGCCGGACAAGCCAGCCCCTCCGTTTACGTCAGGGCCTACTGGATGCCCTGGTACAGCGCGTGGACCGGCTCCTGCTGAAGCTCGAGGCAGTACTCGGTCAGGTACTCCTCGTCGTAGCCGTCCACGTCGTTGTTCTGCCGGTTGCGGAGCAGACGGGTCGTCCGCAGCGGCCGGAACTTGACGTAGTCCATGTCGATCAGGAACATCCAGCCGCCGTACTGCGTGTTGGCGGTGCTGAAGTCGTTCCAGTCGCGCTTCACGATGACGGGGATCTGGAAGCCGTAGGCGCCCGAGATCAGGGCGTCGACCTTCGCGCCCCACAGCCGCGTCTTCGCGTCCACACGAACCCAGTTGTCGCGGAGGAAGCCCGACATCTCCGTCGCCGCGGTCGGCGAGCAGAAGAGGACCTTGTTCTCCGAGCCGTGCTGGAGGTCCGTCTGGAGGTACGTGTCGAGCGCCGACTTCGTCAGCGCCCCACCGACGTTGTGGATGTTCGTCGCCAGGAACTCGACGACGCCGCCCGAGTACCCGACCGGGTTCGTACCCGACGTGTCGAGGTAGCGGGCGCCCCAGAAGAGGCCGTACTCGATCGCGCGCTTGTGCTCGCAGGTTGTTACTCGCCCTGTTCGGGGCGGGCCAGGTCATTTCTGCCTGGCTCTCCGTCTTTCGATCGGAGGTCGGACTATATCTTCCGCGCCCTCTTGGCGCGTCCCATCTTGTAGTCTCTGAGGTCGGCTATCGAGTGGACATGTTCGCGGTTCGACCTATTCGCATCGCGGCATCTTTCGATGCAGTCAATGTCGAAGTCGTCGATCCCCCTGTACCCAAGGCGCTTTGGATGCTTGGGGTTGAACTCCCCAACGCGCGTCAATCTGTGAAGACAGAAGTCGTGAACCGCCTGGGCCGCTTTCTTCTTGTCTCCGTACAGGTGCGGCAGGAGCGCCTCTGTGATTTTCAGAAGACGGGCCTGCCCGTTCACGTGAATCCGAAGGGCCGGTCGGTTTCCTAGTCGACTTGGCGAGAAGACATCTCGAACGTAAACAGGGAGGCCGTACTCTCGAAACGAGTCGGCGACCCCGTTCATCACTTCGAGATCACACATGGTCATCGAAAAGACCGGTGTGACGCGAAGCCATCCCGCGCCCCTGGACTGGCGAAGCTTGTTGACCGAGAGAGAAAAACATCCCTCTCCGCAAACGAGTCCGCCAATGAACTCCAGCGAATATGTCATCGTTCCTTCTCCTGCGGATCGCCCAATCCACGCCGTCTGTTCCTAGTGAGGGGGCGTGGCTCTAAGGGTGTTCCCGCAAAATAGACGGGTATTTGTGTCCGGTTTAGTTTAGAGAGCGCACCGGACGAAGCTGACCGAATCAATCAGCTTCTTCTTGCGCTCGTAGTCCGGCTCCCCACCGGTGTACAGGTCGGTGGCGATCAGGGTGTTCGTGAACCCGTACGGATCGCGCTGGATCTGCTCGTAGTTGTAGTTCATCACGCGCTTCGCGACCTTCATCGTCCCGAGCCCCGCGCCCTGCATCGACGCGTTCCCGACGATGAGCAGCTGGTCGCCGGCGTTACCGGCGGCAGCCGCGACGGCCCCGATACCGCGCGTCACGTTCAGGGTGTCCGTCGACACCGAAGTGACGACGAAGCCCTCACCCGTGCGGGCGTTGCGAACGAACGAGCCGGCCCGGAAGTACTGGCCCTGGCCCGCCGTCACCGGGATCGCGGTGGCGACATTCGTGTAGCCACCCGTCGCGACGGTGGCGAGACGGGGAAACAGCTGATCTTCGAGCCACTCGACCTTCTGGTTCCTCGCCTTCTTCTCGGCGATCTTCATGAGCATGGTCGTGAACTGCGACGTCTGGGGGTCGAGCATCCCCACCACGTCGTCCATGTCGACAATCTTCTCGTCGACAAGGATCGTGTTCGTGTCGACCTGCCCCGTCAGTGCGGTGACAGCCAACTTCGTGCTCCTTTGGGAAAGGAAGGGATTTGCGTCTTCCGATCCGTCAGGGTGTCCTCGCGGGCCTACGGACGGACTTCATCCACCGCACCCCGGGTGTCCTTCGCGGGCCGGTACGGGCGGTCGGATCTTCGCGCGGTTCGCGCGGCTAGGCGGTCGTCAGCCCGTCGAGGATCGACGTGCTGGCCGCGCCGAGGAGTCCCGCCTTGATGCGGTCGGCCTCGGTCAGTTCCTTGTCCGCCACGCCGGGCTGCGACCCGACGGCGGACGGCCTGGCGAGCGTCGCCGCCTTCTTGGCGGCGGCGGCCTCGTCGGCCTGCTGCTTCTCGGCGATCCGGCGGATCTCCGAGGACTTGACGCCGCTGCGCGCGGCGGCGATCTCTCTCGCGGCGAGCAGAAGCTCGGCGCGCTCGGCTGCGTCCGTCGTGGACAGGATCGTCTTCGCGAGCGCCGGGCGCTCGTCGAGGACCTCCTTGATCGTCGGCGCGAGCTCGTTCAGGTCCGGGGCGCGCTCGGCGGCAGCGTTCCACGCCTCCACGAACGCACGCTCCTCGGCGGACTGCGCTTCGCGCTCCGCGATCGGCTGCAGTTCGGCGCGGACGCGCGCCTCGGTCTGCTGGGCGATCAGCGACGCCTGGAAGGCTGACGCCTGGCGCGGGTTCGTCGCGAACCAGACATCCATCACGCGCTCCGTCAACTGGCCGGTCGGGTCGCCAAGCTGCGCGACCCTGGTCAGCGCCGCCTGCGGGTTGGAGACGGCGAGACTGTCGAGCTCCTCGACGACCTCGGCCGTGATCGGCACCACCGGGGGCCGCTGCTGCGGCGCCGCGACCTGCTGGCGTAGCTCCTCCAACTGCTGACGCAGCTGGCCGACCTCGTCGGCCTGGCGTCCAAGCAGGGCGTTCTGGTGCGCGGCGGCCTTGACCGCCTTCTCGATGTCCCCGTCGTACTTGGCGAGGAACTCGTCGACGAGCGGGTCGCCAGTGCTGGCCGCGGGCGACTCCTGCTCCTGCTCGCCTTCCTGTTCCTTCTCTTCGACCTCGCCCTCGAGGTCGGTGACCTCGGGCGTGAAGCGGCCCTGCTCGTCCCTGGGCTGTCCTTCCGCGGCGGCCGACGACTCTTCGTCGGGTGTCGCCTCTTCGGTCGTCGTTTCGGTATCGGTGCCGTCGGCCCGGCGAAACGCGGCGGCGAAGGCCTCGTCGACGGCACCGTCGTCGGTGCCGATCTCGAGGCCGTCAAAGTCCAGTTCGGACAATCAGATCACTCCTTCTCGGCCGCGTCGAACGCCTCGATCCTGTCGAGCGCCCGCTTCAGTGCGGCTTCGGCTTTGTCGGGCTGCTCGAGGAGTTGCTTCACCCCGTCGAAGATCCCGCGGTTGTAGTCCAGCTTGCGCTGGTCGATGTCGCGGCCCCGCATTAGCTGGCGGGTGACCGTCGCGTAGTAGGTGCTCTCGGCGGCAGTGAAGACCTCGCGCAGCACCGCCCATCCTTCGCTGCCGGCAAGATCGCGCAGCTTCTCCGCGATCTGCGCCGCCTTGTGCGCGCGCACCGCAAGGTCTTCGCGCGTCACGTCCTTGTCAGGCAGGTGCCATCACCCCTTTAGGCGTTTCGTCCGGCGCCGCGCTGCGCGAGCGCGCGGTGCATCATCACGGCGGGCGACTGCGAGAGCGCATTCGAGGGCGACGTGATCGCCGTCGCAAGCGGCGATGTGACGCCCGCGCTCGGCGGCTCCGGCATGTCGCCGATCTGCGGTGTCCCGACCGCGCCGCCACCCGGCGCGGCGACCTGGCCGGGCGGCGCCTGTGTCGTCGACGAGAAGTAGGCGTCCGCGTCCACCTTGTCGAACGCCTCCAGCAGATCCTCCACCCAGCGGCGGAAGTTGAGCGGGGCACCCACGGCCGCGGCGAGCGGGGCCGCCTGCAAGGCGAGCGTAAACAGCGCTTGCTGCTCGGCGCGGCGCTCCTGGCGCAGCAGCGACTCCGAGATCGACATCACCGAGCAGGCGTAGTTGCCCTGCACCTGCGCCGGCGAGATCCGCTCAAACGCCTGCGCGCCGCCAAGGCCGGTGATCGGGACGATCCGGTCGGTGCGCATGAACTGCTGGATCAGCGGGATGATCTGCAGGCCGGCGTCCTCGTAGGCGTAGGCGAACTGGGCACGGCGGGCGGACAGGCGCTTCTGCGCGATCGTCGTCAGCGTCGAAACACCGGTCGCGGTCGCCGAGTCCATCTGCTGCAGGTCCTGCCCCGACATCAGGCCGAGGCCGCCAGTGACGTTGTTCATGTCCGACTTGAGGCCGTTCTCGGCGCCGAGGCTGACCTCGGCCGGCAGCGGGTTCGGCTGCCACATCTGAACCTCGGTCGGATCCTCGACCGTCCAGAACTCGCCGGGCGCGAACTCGTAGTCCTGGTCGTCGGCGGTGTCGCGCAGGATGATGATCGCGTTGTTCAGCAGCGACACGTTGTCGATGCGCTGGTTCAGCGTCGTCCAGAGGGCGCGCTGCAGCGGCTCGATCACCTCCATGTCGGAGACGCCGACGAACTGGAACGGCTGCGGCATCGAGCTCGCCACGACGAACGGCCGCTTGCGGTGGTCGTACGGGTTGTCCATCGGAGCGCGCAGCAGCACGTGCCGGTTGCCGACCGTCGTCACCTTTCCGTCCGGCCCCCAGTGCTCGAGCACTTCGACCATGCCGCGCTTGCGGTTGGTGAGGAAAAGCTCGTCGGAGCGCCACACCTGGCCTTCCCACGACTGGATGTCGCGGGTGTTGCTCAGCTGGTCGACGTTCTTGTAGACGCCGGCCGCCTCAAGCTCGCGAAGCTCATCGATCGACATCCAGACGCGATGGATGACGTACTTGGCGCCCTGCACGTCCTGCGCGTTCTCCGGCCAGAAGAAGTCGCGCACATCCACAACCTCGAAGCCGGGGCCGTCGCGGACGACGCGCGTGTCCTCCTGCGCGACCAGAACCGGGTAGGTGCCGATCACCTCGTCCGTTTCCGGGTGGCGGATCTCCTTCTCGTGCTGCGCGTAGCGGCGACAGGCGGACTCGTCGTACTCCCAGGAGATCTTCGCGACCGTCAGGCCGGCGATCGAGTTCTGGAGCGCGAACGGGCGCTGCTTCTGCGAGAAGCGCGCCATCTCGAGCTCGTAGCGAATCACGTTCTCGAGTGCCTTAGCACCGGTGACGTACTCCTCGATGCGAGCGAGGTCGTCGATCATCGGCCGCGGCTTGATCTGGAAGGTAGTGCGGTCGTCGATCATGTTGGCGACGATCGACTCGACCAGCTGCAGGCCGTAGGCCGGGTGCAGCTTCGACGTCCACTGGGCCGCCTCGGACTGCTTCTCAAGCACGCCGCGGTAGGCGCGGTACATCCGCTCAACGAAGCTGACGAAGGTGTCGTGCTGGCGCTTCGCCTCCTCGAAGTCGCGCACCACCCGCTCAACGGCGGGGCGGTCCTGTTCGCGGATCGGCGCCTTCGCGTCGTCCTGGAGCGCCAACGTCTACCCCTGGCGCCGTAGCAGCTGGATCGCCGGGCCTGCGCCCATCGCGGCGTCCCGCTGCTTCTGCTCGCGGGCGGCGAAGCCGTGCAGGAGCGCGATGATCTTGGAGAGCGCCTCCTTCTCGAGCGGATCCCTCTCGGCCGTCATCGCCTGGGTGCCGAGGTCGATCATGTGCCCGATCAACGCCGACACGTTCGGCTGCGCGCCGCTGGCCTGCGGGCCGGCGGGCGCGCCGGGAACGCCGGGTGCCGGTGCGGCACCGCCGCGGGCGGCGAGGAGGGCTGCGAGCGGGTTGAAAGCCATCTAGTTGCTCCAGGGGTAGGCGGGCTTCGAGGACTTCGATCTGCGGCGGTTCTGCGGCTTGCTGCGGCCGCGCACCCGCTCCGGGTGGTGGCCGTAGCGGCGGAAAAGCTCAACGGCGATCCCCCACGTCATCACCATGTCGTCGTTGCAGCCGTCGCTGGCCGCGGGCGACGTGCCGACGTCGCGGTGCACGAACGTGGGCGCCTCGTTGATGAAGTTCGGCGTCGCCCACGGGAAGGTGCGTTCGCGCACCCACGCCTCCAGGCCGTTCACGACCTGCGGCCGGGTGCCGGTGTTCATCGGGAAGCCGTAGGTGGTCGACTCAACCTGGTCGGGGCGGTTCGCGCGCCGGTGCCGGTAGAGGCGCGGGTAGGACGGGCGACCGTTGCGGCCGTCGCGCAGAGCCGTGATCACGGGGATGCCGTAGCCGCCCTGGTCTTCGGGGGCGATGATCGCGTCGTGGTACATGCGCCCCAGGTAGTGCAGCTGGGCGGCGAACTGGTCGGGATCCATCTTCGTGTGGATCTCGGCGACGATCGCGCCCGTCGACAGGTCGATGACGGCGGCGGCCGAGAAGTCGGTGCCGCGACCGGTGGCGTTGTCGGCCGCCAGCGCGTACTGGTGCGCCCCTTCCTCGTCGGTCTCGCCGATCGGGAGCTCGTAGACGAACACCTCGCCGTCGTCGCGCTGCTCGAGGCGGGCGCGGCGCGGCAGCGTGCCGTCCTCCTCGACGAAGACGCCGCGGAAGATCGGCTCGCGCACCTGCGAGGCGTAGAACTTGAGCGACTTGCGGTCGAAGAACGGCCGCCCCGAGAGCAGGAACGCCTCCTCGGGCGTGTTCGGGTACTCCTCGTCCTTCTGGTCGTCCTTCATCACGAGGCTGGCGCGCCACGCCTCGTCGCGCTGCGGGTGCAGATCCCAGCGCAGGAACTTCTTCTTCAGCCCCTTGTAGGTGCTGCCGGCGTTCACCCACAGGTGGTGGTAGAAGTTGCCGCCGCCGGTCGTCTCGTTCGAGACGCCGTTCGCGGTTGAGATGATCCGCGCCCGCGCACCGTCGGCGACCGCCGGGATGACCGACTTCCAGTTCTGCTGCGCCCACTGGTGGAACGCGTACTCGTCGAGGATGATCAACGCGGCGGTACGGCCGCGCCCGGCCTTCGGCGTCGACGCCATGCCGGTGATCGACGAGATGCGGCCGTCCGGATGCCTGAGCTCAATCTCGACGTGCGGCCGGTGGCCGCGCGACGGCTTCAGCACCGTCGTCCCCATCTTCAAGTGCTCGGGCAGCGACTCGTACATGTCCCACACCCGGTTCACCAGCTGGGACGCCTCGTCCTCGTTGATCGAGTAGCAGAGGACGGCCGAGCCGGGCATGGTGAGCAGCGTCCAGAGCGCCTCGCCGGCGTACACCCACGTGACGCCCAACTGGCGCCCCTTGAGAACGATCGTGAAGCCGTTCTCCATGCTCCAGTCGAGGAGCTCCCGCTGCCAGAACCACGTCTTGCCGGTGCGCTCCGGGGCGGGCTTGCCGACGAGAGCGGCGTCCTCAGGCGTGTACAGGTCGAACTCGAACCGCTCGCCTGTCTTCTGGTCGACGCACTCGACGTTCATCAACAGGAACGCCGGGTGCTGTTTCGCGAGGTCGATCTCGCGGAGGAGCCGAAGCTCCTGTGCAAGCACCTGGAGGGCGCGGGGATCGCTGGGGGTGACGACCCCCGTGACGCTCTCCATCTTCGCTTGCTACGACTGGACGGTGCCCTCGGGCGCCGCCGGTGCCTCCGGCTCAGCCGGGGCGTCGACGCGGCCGGTTGCGACCTCGCCCGGCTGCTCGGCCGTGAGGCCGCTCGCGTCCACCCCGTCGGTCGAAGCGTCAGCCTTGGCATGTGCCTCGGCGTCGGCGGCCGGGGACGGGCCGGCCGTGCCGACGGAGGCCGACTGCGCCTCCTGCACATCGCGCGACTCGATCACGCCGTCCGAGCGGGACGACACGTGGCTCGGGGCGCCGGGGAAGCGGTCGAGGAACCGCTGCACCTCGCCGAGCGCCTCCTCAACGGTCTCGCCGACGAACACCTGCGTGCCGGCGGCGACCACGCGCTCGATGCGCGCGATCTCGCCCTCGACCTCGTGGACGAGGTGGAAGCCGAGCTCGGCCGCCTTCTCGATGCTGATCGCCATCTACTTGCTCCTCTTCTTCGTTGTCCCGACACCGGCCCGCTTGGCGGCGGCGTCGATCTTCTTGCGGGTGGCAGGCGAGGCGAACTTCTCCTCGCGCTTGGCGGCGCGGATGTGCGCCTTGTCGTTGATCGGGAACGAGCGGCCCGGCCCGGCGAACTGGTCGGACTTGAGCGCGTCCCGCTTCTTCGCGGTCAGGCGCGCCATCAGTCGGTGTTGCGCGGGCGGACGTTGCCGCCGAACTTCTTCGTGGTCAGGCCGCTGCTCGGCCCCTTCTGCGAAACCGTGTTCGGCCGCGCCTTCACCTTCGGCGTCGACCGCACCGGCAGCTTGTGCAGGGACGGGACGGCGTGGCTGGCGTGGCTCTTGCCTTTCGGGTTGGGACCTTGTGCCATCACTTCTCCTTGAGGGGACAGTCGTCGCGGTGGTCGCCTTTGCCGCCGCACTGCAGGCAGATGTCGGCGTAGAGGCCGAAGCGGTGCAGTTCGAGCGCCATCAAGGCGAAGGCGACGACCACCGCCCACGCCCAGGCACCCGACCCGGCCATCTCTAGTAGTTGGAGCCGGTGAAGCCGCCGAACGCGTCGACGAACTTGAGCGTCTGGGCGGCGGCGTTGTTGTTCTTCACGCTGACCCGCACCGTCTTCGTTCCGCGCGCGTCGAACTGGGCGAGGTAGTTGACGTTCGCGGAGCCGTCGTAGGTGGGGCCGGACGACAGCGCCGGCGGAAGGCCGAGCGGGAACGGCGTCGCGTCGTCGAACTCGAACGCGGCGACGGTGACGGTAATGTCGCCGCTGGCCGCGCCCGACTGCTGCACGAGCACAGTGAGGTTGTCCAGGTCGGACACGTCGACGTCGAACGTCAGCGTCGCGCCGATGCCGATCGCGACGTTCGTCGCCAGACGACCCCGCACCGCGTAGCCGCCGAGGTAGCTGCCCTTGTACGGTGCGAGCTTGGTGACCGCCATCTAGTTCCTCCGCTTGGTCTTGATCGTGGGGGCGGCGCCGGCGAGCCGCGTCATCCGCCGCAGGCGCCGGTACGCCTTCTTCTCGAACAGCGCGCCGTGCTGGGTGCAGAAGCACGGCCCGGTGCCGCGCGTGTCGCCCGTGAACGGAACCAGCCGCATCCCGTGCTCGGCGTCGATCTGGAACACGAGGGCCGCGGGCTTCTCGCACCGCAGCCCCCGCGTGTCGAACTGGCAGCGCGGGGTGATCCGCTTCGTGTCAGCGCGATCAAGCAGCACCGCGCCGCGCAGGCTTCCAGTCATGTGCTCAGGGCCGCTCCCGGGACTCGCCCTTCAAGAACCCGGCCGCGTCAGGGGTCGTGACCCCGCGGAAGTTCTCGACGAGGTTCCAACTCATGCCGTCCCAGAACTGCGCGTAGCCGCCGGGCAGGATCGTGAAGGGCTGCTGCACGAGGCCCATGTGGTCGTACGGACCGTTCACCTCGTCGTTGAACCAGTCGGGGGTGACGAAGTCGCTGATCTTGACGCCGTCGATCCGGTAGCTGTCCGACTCGACGGGGTCGCAGACCTCCTGCGCCCACACCGTCCCCTCCGTCTGGCTCTCGCGGTTGATCGTCCCGTTCGGGTGCGGATACCAGATGTAGTCGTACGGCCAGCCCTGGTTCGTCACCGAGATCATCGGGTCGGCGGCGAGCTCGAACAGTTCGTGCGTGAAGCTGACCGAGTTGTCGTAGCCGTAGTAGTCGGCGGTGCCCGCGTACACCACGATCTGCGGGGCGCCCGCCGTCACCGTGTGGTAGGCGAGCGCCCCCTTCACCGGCCCTTTGGTGACGAACACCGCCGACAGCGCACCCGCGGGCGCCTGCCTGCGGCCGATGAACACCAGCCGGTAATGGGTGGTGTGCCAGACCGGCGCGAAGTCATGGTTGACCGCCTGCTCCCAGGCGGGGATGTCACGCCTGATCGTCGCGTCGCTGATGTACTGCTGCGCCACGTTGCGGACGTAGATCGTCTCGGCAGGCACAGCCGACGTGCTGTCGGAGCTAGCCCCGGCGACGAACCCGGCGGTGACCAGCACCGCCACCAGCGCCGCCAGCAGTAGCCCCAAACGAACGGTCAGTCCCATGGCAGCGCTCCCGTCAGGATGTCGTTGATCTCTTCAGCCCAGACAAGCGCCCGGTCGAAGTGGTGCTGCAGCTGGTCGAAGCCCGGCTGCAACTCGGGCCGCTCGAGCGGCGACCCGTCGCGCACGAACGACTTGCCGTTCCGCAGCTGCGACAGGAACTCGCCGAAGCGCTTCACCACCAGAGGATCGACCCGCTCACCCATCGGCGACCCACCGTAGAGGGCCGAGCCGAGGGAGCCCTAGTGGCCGATGACGAGCAGCCGCAGCACCGTCGAGGCGGACACCACCGTCGAGTTCGCCGCGAGCTCCGTCGCCGCCGCCTGGTTCGCGGAGCCGGTCCCGTACAGCTTCAGCTTGCCGGCCGCGTACGAGCAGGTGACACCCGGATGGTTGCCGATGATGTCGACCCCGTAGATCTCGCGCAGACCGACCCCGGACGGCGGGAACGGGTAGCCGCCCGCCGGGTAGGCCGCGTCACAAGTGAAGTCGACGATCAAATGCTGCAGGTTCGCCTCGCCCAGCACCAGCGACACCTTCGTCGCCACCTAGCGGCCCGCCTTGATCGCCGACTCCTGGTCGTTCTGACCCGCGCCGCCCTTCGAGTTCTCCACCGTCAGACCCGACGAACCCAGGTCGAGATCGCTCCACTCGGACGTGCTGTCGTTCGCGCCGTAATCCTGGCCCGCGATCCGCGCGCCCCGGCCGGGAACACCCGCCATCTCAACCCTCCTTGGTGCGCTCGCGCGCGTCGTAGAACTCCTCGAACCGCCGATGCAGATCCAGGTACCGCTCAAGCTCGAGCAGCACCGACAAAGCCAGCCGCTCCACCAGCCGCCCGTCCAGATCCCCGTCGACGAAGAACACCGCTCACCCCCCGAGCGCCCGCCGATGATGCCGGCGGCACAGCATGTGCTCCGGATCGTCCGGCGACGCCCGAAACACCAGCCGCGGGCAGCGCGGCTCATGGCAGTTGAAGCGCCGCCACAGCAGCCCCAGCGGGGCCAGCAGAAACACGTCCGAGCCGATCCCCGACCAAAACTGGTAGCCAAGGCCGCCCAACGGATGCAGCAGCCACATCACTCCAGAATCCTCCTGATCTGCTCCAGCGACGCCCCCGCCGCCCGCAACCGCCGCGCCGCCGCCAAATCCAAGTAACGCAGAAGCGCCAGATGCTCGGCCGTCCGCTCGTCGAAGCCCAGAAGCTCCAACGCCTCCTTGCGCCACAACTCGACCTTGTCCATGTAGTGGGACTCGTGGGACTCGGCGGCCTGTGACATTCACGCACCAAAGGGGGGTGGGACTCGGTGAAGTGACGGCCTCCCCGTCCGCTGCTCCTAAGCCCGCGACACCCAGCGTTCGAATCCTGGGAGTGTCAATCGGGGAGGTCACCTTTGTGACAATTTGTTACAAGGAGGCGAAGCCGGGGATGGTTCGGGTTCGGTACCAGCGCGGCCGGGACTCGGACGCGCTTGTGACCGCGCGGGGGTGGCACGTGGCAACTGTGACCCGGCGTGTGTGGCTCGCGACCCTCCGGCGCGACGCGATCGGCGAGCGATGGTCGCGCGCGTGTGTACGGATGGAGCCAGAGTCCCCGACTCGGCTAGTTGAGGGCCGCGCCCTGCTCCGCTCAACCGTGCGGGCTGGCGCTACGCGGTCACAACGTAGTCACGCCCGCGCGTGCTTCTTCGGGATCGCCGTCCCCGGCTTCGGCCGGCAGTCGAAGAGCCCGGTATCGGCGTGCGACCGCCACAGCCCCTCACACCAGGCCGCCTGCCTGACCTTCTCAAGCTTCGTCGATGGAACGACCCCGCCGTCCCACGGCTGCCGTGCGTAGCCGCGCTCGTACGCGCGCTGCTTCGCCTTGCGCTCGGCGTCGGTGAGGGCCATTCGGCGCTCCTTCGGGGGGATGTCACGAAAACGGGGTTGGGGTGTCACGGCCGGATCAGGCGTCCAGCGTCACGCCCTTCGCCATCAACTCGCGCCAGAGCGCATCCCGCTCCTGCGGCGTCATCTCGGCGATCTTCTTGAGCTCGTCCGGGCGCTCGTGCGTCTCGACGGTCTCCTTCGGCTTGCCCAGAACACGGGACGTCAGCTGCTCGATTGCACGCAAAGCAGCGCCGTCATCCTCGCCTTTGAGCGCAATCGCGAGCAGCCGGGCGACCAGCGCCTCGGCGTTGTCGACCAGCGCCTGCGCGTACACGTCCCTCGGCCCTCTCCTGCGTGCCTCGGCTTGCCCGGAGCGGATCTGGGCCGACTTCTTGGCGGCTGCTGCCGGGTCTGCACCGAAGCCCTTTCCCCCATGTCCGGCACACAAGCGCTCCCCATGTACGGCGAAGGCCTGGCAGCGTTCGCCGGTCTTCTTGGAGATGCCCTCGCACTGCTGCTTGGGAGGGGTGGGGATGGGATCGTGGGACAAGTTGGCCTCTGGTGATCGGGGGATCGGGGGATCTTCGGGCGAAGGAGGGTTGACATCGGAGGCGAACTGGAAGACAATCCGCAGCAGCCGATACCTGTTCGCCATACCAGGGCCGCCGCTGGCGATCCCCAGTGCCCCGCCTCGAAGAGGCGCGGTTTGTTCGGCAGGGTTGAGGAGGAGGACAAGCTCACCGGCGAAGCCGTGGGCCGTCCCCTCACCCTTCTCCTTTTGGGGGAGCGAGCCGGGAGCCCTCTGACGACTGCCGGCAGGCAGGGCCGTTGGCGCGTGTAAACGCTGACGGTCGACCCGCCCGGTTCGCTTGCATTCCCCGCAAGGGTCGAAACGCGCCCGGAAGCCGTGAGTTGCGTCACGGCGAGCCGGTCCGAGGCGTCAGGGCTTCACACTCAACGCAAGGGAGGCGCGAAGGGAGGTGGTGCTTGAGTCGCGTCTACTGACCTAACGCACCATACGAAGCGAGAGCACACGACCGCACCACAAGGGGCCGCGCCTTCTGGGCGCGGCCCCTCAGGGCTTCACCCACCACTAAGGAGGATTCCCATGAAACCGACCGCCTGCGAGCGGATCCGGGCGGCGCGCGAGCGTGCAGCCGAGCTCGTCTGTCCCTGCGACGAAGACGACGCCCGCCCCGACTGCCCCTACCACGGCGAAGAGTCGTGGCCTCAGTCTTTCGACGCCTGGCGCGTCTGGCCGCACCGCGTAGATCTCGCGCCCTAGGCGCACGGTTCGCGTTTACACCCGCCGTGTGAACGCGAACCCTCCCGGCGCGATCCCAGTTCCCCTCCCCGCGCCGGGAGGGTCAGGGCTTCACCCACCACCGAAGGAGGAAACCAGGGTGGATCACAGCTACGTCATCATCGACGGGCAACAGCACCTTGTCGCCGTCACCGCGCACATCGCGACGGCGCGCAAGCGCCTGAAGGAGCGCGCGGGCCGTCACATCGTCAGGCTGTCCGCCAGCGGCGCGACGTTCGAGCTTCGCGACTTCGCCGGGCACACGTTCCGCATCCACGGCGAGGAGGTCAACTAGCGATGGACGACCGCCTCTTCGACGCAAACCTACTGCTCGGCTGGTCGGCAAGTCTCAACCACGAACGGAAGACGTTCGCCGACTACTGCGACTCCCTGGAGCCGCCCGAGCCGGAAGCCGCGGAGGAATCCGATGCCTGACAAGTACGGATTCGACCACCTCGTTCAGCGCGGGACGATTGAGCTTCGCTGCATCTGGTGCGGGCACACAGCATCGCCGGCGACACGTGAGACGCTCCTACGGCGCCACGCCCGCAGACACAGCCGAGACGCCGTGCTAGCCGCCGAGGCCGCCAAGAAGGAAATGGCGGTCCTACGGGCGTCGCCCGCGCAAGCGGCCCGTCAGGGCTTCACCTACCGAAAGGAGACCCTCAAGTGATTGAGGTCAAGACACAGGCCGAACTCGACGCGGCCCTAAAGAAGCGCCCCCCCAACGAACCGATCGTCGTACTCGGCGGCACACGCACTGCGCCGTTGGTAGTGCGCAACGCGCAAGACATCGTGCTCAGGGGCTCCTCGCACGCCGTGCTCAGGGACTCCTCGCACGCCGAGCTCAGGGACTCCTCGCACGCCGTGCTCAGGGACTCCTCGCACGCCGTGCTCTGGGGCTACTCGCACGCCGAGCTCTGGGACTCCTCGCACGCCGTGCTCTGGGGCTACTCGCACGCCGTGCTCTGGGGCTACTCGCACGCCGTGCTCTGGGGCTCCTCGCACGCCGCGCTCAGGGACTCCTCGCACGCCGAGCTCTCGGGCTCCTCGCACGCCGTGCTCAGGGACTCCTCGCACGCCGTGCTCAGGGGCTCCTCGCACGCCGTGCTCTGGGGCTACTCGCACGCCGAGGCGTCGAAGTACGCCGCGCTACACCGGACGCCCGGACACAGCGGGACGGTCAAGGGCGGCGTAGTCATCGACGTACCCGATGTCCTTGACATGTCGCCGGCCGAGTGGTGCGAGTATCACGGCGTCGAGGTGCGGCGCGGCTTCGCGACGCTCTACAAGGCAGTCGACGACGACCTGTCAACGCCGAAGGCGCGAGCCGCCGGGATCTTCTACACACCCGGCACGAAGCAGAAGGCTCCCGACTTCAACCCGGATCCGGTCTGCGGTGGTGGCCTGCACGCGTCGCCGAGTCCTGCGATGGCGGCGACGTACAACAGCGGCGCGACGCGCTACGTGCTGGTCAAGGCCCGCCTCACCGATCTGGTTGTGATCGACGACAAGGTGAAGGCGCGCGAGTTGCGGGTGGTTGAGGAGGTCGACCGGCAGGGCGACCCGGTGGGGTAGTCCCGGAACGAAAACGAGGGCCGTTTCCCGAGCAAACGGGGGGCGGCCCTTTTGTTTCTCTTACAGGCCGCGCTGGTAGTCGGTATCGGCGATCTGGTGCGCCCGGCTCGCCACTTGCTGCGCGAGCGTCTGCAGGTGCGCGATCACCTGGGCGGCGGCCTGAAACGCGGGATGCACTGGCGCGCCGCCAGGGTTTCCGTGGAGCGCGTCGCCGATCGCGGACGGACCGGCGAGCAGCGTTGCGGGAAGGTGCACGTTGAGCGGCGCGGCCGCCGATGTCGTGGCGGGCGCGATCGCGGGGGTGGCGGCACCAGCGCCCGCCCCGTGCTCGGAGGCCAGCTGCGGCGAATGGCCCGCAGCAAGGAACTCCTGCAACTGGTCGGGGTGAGAGGCGAACCCGGCCGACATCTGGCGCCAAGCGGCTGCCGGGTCGGCGGTGTGAGGGACGGCGGCTAGCAGGCCGGCGCGAACCATCTGCGCCATCCGCTGATTCGCGAACCTATCGGCCGCCTGCGCCTGCAGCGGGCTCGGAGTATCGGAGGGAAGCGCCAACGTCGACTCCTAGGGCCGTCTGGCCGGGTAGTGGCTCGCCGCGTTTGCGGGCAAGGGTGGGGATGGATGCTACGGCCGCCGGTTCTGGAAGGCGCTCGGGCGGCCGGTCCTGAGCGGCGACTGGCTCGCCAGGGTCGAGGATCTCCCCGCCAAAGAGCGCCTTGAGCTCGTGCACGATCGCGGCCTCGCGTGGGGGTAGCGCCCGCATGATGTCGCACTCCGCGACGCTGTAGACGGCGCTAACGCCGCGCCACGAAACCGTCTTCTGCCCCAGATCCGTGTGGCCGCGTCCGATTTCAGGCATGGCTAGCGCCAAGGCTCTGTCTCACCGGCGCTTCACCGTTGCCGGCACGGGTCGTTGACGACACCCGAAGTGTAGCAGCAGCTTCGGCGCGTACCAGCTTCCGGCTCACCCCCACCTCGGCGCAGATCGCGTCCTCCTCCCAGCCGGCGGCCAAAAGCTCGCGCACCCGCTGCGCGCGCTCGGCCTGCTGCGCGTCGAAGTAGGGCTTCGGGATCCAGATCTTCCCCGGCATCCGCGCCGCGAGCCAGTCGACGAGCAGGTCGTCGAGGTGGCGGCCGGCGGCGTTCAGGCGCGGCGCTAGGCCGCTGAAGTAGACCCAGGTGATGAACGAACGGCCGAGCGGGATCTCTAGCTGCATCCGGTCAAGTGCCCGCTCGAGCGCCTGGTAGGAGCCGCTGCGGTTGCGGGCCTCGACTTCCCGCTCCCATCCCTCGGCCTCGTACGGGTCGATCAGGCCGTCGTAGGCGAGCAGGTTGCGAGTGACGGCGGCGAGCGCGGCGTCGAGGCGCGCCGGCGACATCGGCGAGACGCGCGGCTTCGGCTCGACCGTCACCGGCTTGGCGGCGTAGCCGTCGACCTCCGGATCGCCCTTGCGGCGAGGACGGTAGCCGCGTCCGTCGCAGGCGAGGCAGCCGCGTCCGACGCGCCGGTTGTGGCGGCAGTCGGGGCAGGGGATGAAGCGGGAAGGGGCGAGTCCGCTTTCGGCGAGCGGCCGCGAGGACTTCGGGCTGTACGGCTCGTTCAGCGTCCGAAGCAGGATGCGGACGTTCTCGCGGCGACGCTCGGCGGGAGTCACGGCCGGGCACCGTAGAGGCCCGTGCCGAGGGAGGGTCTAGGCCAGCTTCAGATCGGCCCGCAGGCCGCGAACCTCCTCGCGGATCTCGCGCAGGAGCGCGACCGTCTCGGCAGCGGCCTCCCGGATGTCGGCTAGGTCGACCGCGAGTTCTGGTTCATCACGGAACCAGTCAACGGGGCGGCCGAGGATGTCCGCGATCTGGCGAAGGTTCCGGTGGGGAGGCGTCTCTCCGGACTCATACGCGTAGATCGTGCGGACGCTCACCCCGAGCTCTCTGGCGAGGTCCTCCTGCCTCATCTGGGCTTCTTTACGAGCTTGGGCTATCCGACGGCCGACCTCGATCCGGTAGTCGTCGTCCGCAGCTGTCCCGTCCAAGCCGAGTTCCCCTTCCCGAAGAGTTGTCTTGATCGTTAACACGATCCCGCGTTAACGACCGTACACGAAGCCCATCGGAAGGTCAACGCCTGAGCGAGCGGTCGGCTCGTATCTAGACCAGAAGGTTAGTGTAGGTCCTTAAGAACTTCTCCTTAGAGAGTATTTAACCTCTGAAGGACCTACATACATACAAGGACCTTCACACCCCCCGGAGGGCCGGGGGGAAGTGTATTGGGTGCTCCGGAGGCAACCCTACGCCCTCCTGACGGCACGGCCCTCAACTCTCGCAATCGGCAAAGTTGAAGTTGGGCTAGGTGGCCCATTTACTCCGTCCGACCGGGCCGATACGGTTCTGCCAGTCAGCTTCCACTTCGCTTCCGACGTGGCGCTGGCGACTTCACCAGACCGTAGGGAGGAACGCCGACATGCAGCAGGTGGTCACACTGACGGGCGTCGAAGTGAAGACCGGCCAGGGCCAGAGCGGCCCCTGGGTGCTGAAGGCCTACAGGGACGCTGGCGGCAACAAGTACCAGACCTTCAAGCCGGAGCTTCAGCAGATCGCGGACGGACTGCTCAACCAGCCGGTGTCGATCACCTGGGAGACCCAGGATCGCCTCGACCGCAACGGGCAGACACGCACGAACAACGTCCTCACCTCGATCGAGGCCGCACAGGGCGCGCCGGCGGCCCAGGTCGCGGCGCCACAGGTGGCCGCACCGCAGGCCGCAGCGGCGGCCCCGGCCGGCGACAGCCGCGGCGCGGTGATCAACCGCTCGGCTGCGCTCGCGCGCGCGATCGAGGCGCACGCCGCCGGCATCGCCGTCGTCTCGTCGCCGGTGCAGCTGTTCGCGATCGCCGACCTGTTCGTCGGCTACATCGAAGGCGGCTCGTCCGCCGCAGGTAGCGCCGCCTCCTCCCCGGCGCAGGCCGCGACCGCTCAGTTCTGAGATGGACGCTGCCGACTTCCTGGGGGCTCTCGTGAGCCCCCAGGCACCGCCACCCGAGGATTCGGTCGCCCTACTTCCGGAAAGCCGCGAGAACGGCTCTGGTGGCCTTCCAGGGGCATGGCCGATCGCGGGCGTCGACCACCTGAGCGCGACACAGGTGTCGATGTTCATGCGCTGCCCGGAGCAGTACCGGCAGCGGTACATCCTCGGCCTGAAGGAGCGGCCGGGCGGCGCGCAGATCCTCGGCACCGGCTTCCACTTCGCGCAGGAGACGAACTTCCGCCAGAAGATCGACACGCACGAGGATCTGGCGGTCGAGGCGGTCGTCGAGGCGTTCCACGCCGGCTGGGAGCAGGAGTTGGAGCGGTACGGCGGCGTAAACGAGGTCGTCTGGGACGAGCGCGAGAAGCCGGACACGATCCGCAAGAAGGGCGCCGACCTGTCCGCCCTCTACCGGACGCAGGTCGCCCCCACGCTGCAGCCGGAGGCGGTCGAGCACCGCTTCCGCACCATGATCGACGGGGTTCCGGTTCCGTTCGTCGGCGGAATCGATCTCGTCGGCACGCGCGAGCACGGCACGCCGTGGGACGACAACTACCACTCGCTCGACCTGGTGGTCGACTACAAGACCGCGAAGGCGGTGAAGCGCGAGCTCAAGCCGGAATGGCTGCTGCAGGCGCGCCTCTACCAGCTTGAGACAGGCCGGCGCGTCGAGTATCACGTCGCCGCCAAGACGAAAGACCCGCAGGTGGTGACGCCGGTCGACGCGCCCCAGCTGGCGATCGACCCGTCCGAGCAGGCGCTCCAGACGACAACGAAGCTGCTGCAGCGCGTTGTCCGGCAGATGACGCTGCTCTACCTCGAGTACGGGCCGGACACGGCCTGGCCTGGCGCGATCACCCATCCTTGGGCTTGCCATTTTTGCGGCTTCCGCCCCTCCTGCGTCTGGTGGCGGACGTAATGCCGACGATCGCCATCGACTGGGACGACACGCTCGTCGGCTGCAAGAAGTACGGGACGCCGGGAGAGTGGCTGCCCGGCGCGCAGAACGCGCTCCGCGCGCTGCTCCGCAGCGGACGCGACGTGATCGTGCACTCCTGCCGAGCCAACTTCGCCGCGGGCGAGCGCGAGATCTTCAACAAGCTTTACGACGGCGGCTTCGGCAACGACCTGCAGAAAGGGCGTCTGTCGGTGTGGTGCGACGAAGGCAAACCGCTCGCGATGGTCTACCTCGACGACCGGGCGCTGCGCTTCGAGGGCGACTGGACAGACCTCGTGCTGACGCTGAAGGAGATGACGCGGCGATGACGCTCGTCCCGACCACGCCTGACGGCACGCCGCTGACCGAGGTGAAGGACCGCGGCGACCTGCCAGCCTACGAACTGGGGCCGAACTGCATGGTTCACGGCTGCGACCAGTTGCGCGAGGACGGCGGTGGCCACCACGTCTGGCGGCGCTCCAACCAGACGCGCAGCTGGTGGGTTGAGCTACCGGACGGGACGCTCGTTCCGAACCGTGTCGGGCTTTGTCGCGAGCATCACCGCGAAGTCACCGGCGGCGTCGGAGGCCACAAGGCGGCGATCGTCGTTCGCGGTGACCGGCTGCTGTGGAACGGCACCGTCGAGATCGTCGACCTCGTCTTCGCGCACGACCCGTTCGCTGTCCTCTGCGCGGATGGGAACGAGCACGACACTGTTGCCGGGCGTCCGAAGCCTGGCGAGAAGTGCCCGACTTGTCAGCGGCGGGTCAACCATCCGAAGAAGAAGACCTCGCCGCAGTCGAAGGTGTCGGCGTACCGGATCCCGATCGACGACGCCGAGACGCACGAGGAGCTTCGCGAGGCGGCGGCGCTCGCGCTCGACCCGAAGTTCACCGAGAGACCGCACTGGCAGTGGGCGCTCAACACGTACGCGTACGCGCTCATCCTTCAGGGGGCGCGACTCGAGGAGCGCGGCGAGTGACGACGTACGCGGAGTTCCTGGCGCGCAAGCGCGCAACCCACGGCGAGGCCGGCTTCGAGTGCGAGCCGTCGGACATGCTGTACGACTTCCAGCGCGAGATCGTCCAGTTCTCCACCCGTAAGGGCCGCGCGGCGATCTTCGCCGAGTGCGGGCTCGGGAAGACACCGATGCAGCTGGAGTGGGCGCGCCAGGTAGCCGGGCACACCGGCGGCAAGGTCCTGGTGCTCGCTCCCCTAGCGGTGGCGGCGCAGACGGTGCGGGAGGCACACAAGTTCGGCGTCCCGGCCGTCCAGGCACGAGAACCCCGGGGCATCGACCCGTCGGCGGCGATAGTCGTGACGAACTACGAGCGGCTCGACCGCTTCGCCGACCTGTCGTGGCGGGGCGTGGTACTCGACGAGTCGTCGATCCTCAAGAGCTTCGACGGCAAGACGCGGGAGCGGCTGACGCGGTGGGCGCGGCAGGTGCCATTTCGCTTGTGCGCGACCGCGACGCCGTCTCCGAACGACTACGAGGAACTTGGCGGCCACTCCGAGTTTCTGGATGTGCTGACCCGCAGGCAGATGCTCGCGGAGTTCTTCATCAACGACGGGATCAGCGCCGCCCATTGGCGCCTGAAAGGCCACGCGCAGAGCCAGTTTTGGCGGTGGATCCGGTCGTGGGCGGTGGCTCTGCGCTCTCCCGCCGATCTTGGCTACGACGCTTCTGGCTTTGAGCTTCCGCCACTCAACACGTCTGTTGTGACGGTCGACGCGGACGCGGTGTCGGAGGATCGGCTGTTCGCGGTGCCGGTGTCGACGCTCAGCGAGCGTCGGCAAGCGCGACGCGAGTCGATCGCCGAACGCGTGCGGGCCGCCGCAGACATCGTGAACAGCCACGACGAAGCCTGCGTCGTCTGGTGCGATTTGAACGAGGAGTCGACCTCGTTGGCCGCCGCGATCCCGGACGCCGTCGATGTCCGCGGGGCGCACACCCCGGACGAGAAGGAAACCCGGCTGCTCGCGTTCACGAACGGGAATGTCCGCGTGCTGATCACGAAACCGTCGATCGGCGGATGGGGACTGAACTGGCAGCACTGCCACCGGCAGGTGTTCGTCGGCCTGTCCGACTCGTACGAGTCCTACTACCAGGCCGTCCGCCGTTGCTGGCGGTACGGACAAACGCATCCAGTGGAGGTGACGATCATCGCATCGAACCGCGAGCAGGCCGTCCTCGACAACGTGCAGCGTAAGCAACGACAGGCCGAGCAGATGTTTGAGAACCTGGTGGCGGTCGCGGCGTGACTAGAAGCGGCGACCGGTGGACGATGCTGCTCGGCGACTGCGTCGAGCGCGCTCGCGAGATCGGAGACGAGTCGGTGGGTCTTGCGGTGTTCTCGCCGCCGTTCCCCGGCATGTACGTCTACAGCGACTCGGAGCGCGACATGGGCAACTCGCGCACCGTTGACGAACTCGTTGAACACTTCTCGTTCCTGATCCCCGAGTTGCTGCGCGTGTTGAAGCCTGGTCGCTCTTGTTGCGTCCACCTCACCCAGACGCTTCGGGTGAAGTTCCTCGACGGCTACACCGGCCTCCGTGACTTCCGCGGGGCCGTGATCGCCGCGATGGAGCAGGCGGGCTTCATCTACTACGGCGAGGTCACGATCGACAAAGACCCGCAGCTGAAGGCGATCCGCACGAAGGATCATGGTCTGCTGTTCAAGACGCTCGCGACAGATTCGGCGAAGATGCACATGGCACTCGCCGACTACTTGTTGCAGTTCCGGAAGCCGGGGGAGAACGCTGAGCCGATCCGCGCGGGCGTCAGCGACAGGTACGGCAACCCGGACGGTTGGATCACCGCCGAGGAGTGGATCGAATGGGCGGCCCCGGTCTGGTACCGGGCGTCTCAGCACTACCCGGGCGGGATCCGTGAAACCGACGTTCTGAACGCCGCCGTTGCTCGCGACAACCAGGACGAGCGGCACATCGCGCCGTTGCAACTGGGGGTGATCGAGCGGGCCGTCAAGCTGTGGAGCAACCCTGGCGATCTGGTGTTCTCGCCGTTCGCCGGCATTGGATCGGAGGGCGTGGGCGCGCTCCGCAACAACCGGCGGTTCGTCGGGATCGAGCTTAAGCCGTCGTACTTCGAGACCGCGTGCCGCAACCTCGCCGCCGCGGAGGGGCAGCAGTCGCTACTCGCGGGACTCAATGGCCGCCCGTGACCGTGCGCGCGGCAAGGCGTTTGAGCTTGCCGTCGGCCGTCTCTTCGGCGGGCGCCGCCGCACGAACGGAGAGCGCGGCGGCTTCGATGACTGCGTCCGCGTTGAGGGCGGCCTGCTGCCGGTGTCGATTGAGTGCAAGGCCCACGCGACGCTGCAACTGCGCCAGGCGTGGGTTGATCAGGCGGTTAAGAACGCGAACGGACGGCCCTGGGTGATCGCCCAGCGTCCGAAGGGGTCGCGGCGCATCTACGCGACCGTCGACCTGATGTGGCTCGTCGAGCTCTGCCGTGCGGCCGGACTCGTGACTTCACCAACCGAGGAGGACCAGAACGTTGCAAAGGGGAGAGACGCTCAACAGGGCTAGCGCGATGCAGCGCGGACTGGTGCCGCGCGAACCGATCGCCAGGGTGATCCGCAACTGGGTGGCCGCCAACTGGTGGATGGACGAGCACAACAACATTCCGTCGGCGCGCGAGCTGGGCTCGCTCGCGCGGCTCGCGGAGTTCGTCGGGCTGCACGAGGACACGATCACCGACATCCTCAGGGGCCGCAAGAACAAGAACTGGCTCAGCTTCGACAACGCCGACCGGATCGTCACCTTCATCGACCCGCTGCTCTGGCACTGCGACCCAGAACTGCGCGAGATCTACGAGAACTACGACTTCTCAACCCTTGACGTGATCTCGCCGACCTGCGAGGCCGCCGACCCGCTCAACGGCCTCGAAGACTTGACCGGCCGCCAGGCGGCGGCCGTGCTCGGCGTGACGAGGGATCTGGTGTTGGATCGTCGTCGGCGTCAGAAGCAGCAGCTTGCCGCCTGATCTTGCCCAGCTTGCCCCGCACAGCCTTGAGGCGGAAGAGTCGGTGTTGGGGGCGATGATGATCTCGCCGGCCGCCGTCGAGGCGTGCAGCGACCTGCTCGGGGGACGCGAGTTCTACCGCTCGTCGCACGGCGCGATCTTCCAGGCGATCGTCTCCGTGTACGCGCGCGGCGAGTCGGTTGACGCGATCACCGTCACCGACGAGTTGCGCAAGCGGGGCGACCTCAACGATGTCGGCGGACCGGAGCGGGTCCGGGAGCTCGCGATGATCGTCCCGGCCGCCTCCAACGCACGCCACTGGGCGAAGGTGGTGCGCGAGAACTGGCTGGCGCGCGGGCTGATCCGCACCGGCCAGGAGATCTGCCGTCTCGGCTTCGACCGGCCCGGGCCGATCGAGGACCTGATCAAAGAGGCGGACGGCCGGATGTCCGAACTGCAAAGCCTGCTCGAGCGCAAGAGCGACAGCGTCTTCACCGCCGAGCAGCTGGTGGCCGAGTTCCGCGAGAAGCTCGCCAACCCGATCGACGAGGACATGGTCGGTGTCAGCCCGCCGTTCCAGTTCTTGTCGCCGCTGATGCCGTCACGGCTGTACGTGCTCGGCGGCTACCAGGGGGACGGGAAGACGGCGCTGGCGCTGCAGTTCCTCCGCTCGGCCTGCGAGGGCGGCGCCAGGGTCGGGTTCGCGTCGATCGAGATGTCGCGCCGCGACCTGACCGAGCGGCTGATCTCCACCTTCGGCATCCCGTACACGGAGGTCCGCACCGGCCGCGTCCTCGACCAGTACCGGCCCGCGCTGGAGGACGCGCTCAGCGCCGTCGGCTCGTGGAACTTCGAGGTGATCGACGACGAGGCGGTCGACCCGGTGTCGCTGCGCGCCAACCAGCGGCGCGGGCGCTACGACATGTTGATCGTCGACCACCTGCACCGGATCCGGGTGCGCGACAAGAAGTATGAGCGGCAGGAGCTCGAGGACGGCGTACGGCGGATCACGAACATCGCGCGCGAGTTCGAGATCCCGGTGCTGCTGCTGTCGCAGCTGTCGCGCGCCGGCGACATCCGCAACCCGTTCCCGCGCCCGACGATGGCGTCGCTGCGCGGCTCCGCGATGATCGAAGCGGAAGCGGCGGTGATCTGGTTCGTGTGGCGGAAGCGCGACAAGAACCACAACCCCGGCTCGGAGGCCGAGTTGATCGTCGCCAAGAACCGATTCGGCCCGATCGGCTTCCAAAACCTGTGGTTCCACGGGTCGCAGGTGCGCTTCAACTGGCAGACCGGCCCGTAACGACTTCACTGAAACCGAAAGGGGAAAGGCCAGCGTGGAAGACAAGCAGCACGTCCCAGCCTCGGGCGAGGCGATGACGGAGGCCGTCCTGCAGGTGGCGCGCTGGGTGCGCGACCACTGCCAGACGGTGATGGATCCGTGCGCCGCCATCACTGCCGTCATCCCGATCTACGAGAACGTCGAGGACCGCGCGAACCCCGAGGTCACACCGTGGGGGATGATCAAGATCCACGGCAACCGGCTCGGCAGCCTCGTCTTCGAGAGCCCGTGGATGGTGGCGCGGCTCGACCCGTCGGCGATCGGCGAGAACGCGCCCGACCGCTGGTGGGAGGAACTCGGCCTGCGGGATCCGTCGTGAGGATGACAGTCACGGCCTGGGCGGACTTCGACAGCTACCACGACGACGAAGACCTGCAGGCGATCCGCGAAGACTTTGAGGACGAACTTCGCTGGCTCGGCGGCAAAGGCATCGTCGTCGAGATCAAGGAGGAGCCGTCGTGACGGAGACCTATTGGACCGGGTTTACGGAGTTGCTTCGCGACAAGCATGGAGCGCGCGTAACGATTTGCGTCTGCGTGACAGACGACGCGACTCCGGACGTGCTCGTTCTCCACGGTGACGGCGGCGAGTTTATTGACATGGAGATCGACACTGATCTTCCGAACGAGGACGACCCGTCATGATCGACCGTGCCCGTCTTCTGCAGGACGCCCGCCACGTGGCCGAGTCGTACGAGGGACAGACCGCCGGCGCTGTCGCTGCGGCGTTGGCGGCGATCCTTGAGGACCCGCGCAAGGCGGTGCCGGACGGGTACGCGCTGGTGAAGAAGCCGGAGCTTCTCGGCCTGGGCGTGCCGGGGCCGCGGCCATGAGCGAATCGAAATCGCTGTTCCAGTGCCGTATCGACAACAGAAGGAGGAGCCCGTGGAAGGCACTCAAATCGACCCGCGCGTGATCGCGGAGTCGCTGCAGATGGACACCTACGCGCTTTCGGAGACGCTGACCGTGTGGGCGAACGACGCGCTCCCGAGCATCGGCTTCGAGACGCGGGATCTCCGCGGCCCCTCGTCGCTCGACGCTTTCGACGAGCAGGTCGCGAAGTCGCGTCGTTACTTGGAAGCGGCGCACGAAGCGTTCAAGGCGTACACGCAGGACAACCCCGACGAGAACGACGAGGACTAGCGTGTTCGCGGATTCGGCATCGAGGGTGTCCCGCGCGCCGCGCGGCGTGAGGGGCGAGTCTCTGTTCGCGTGCGCTCTGACTGACGCCGACCTCGTGCGGGGAAGCGCTCCTGAGCAACCCGAGGAAGTCCATGTTGGTCAGGAGTGGATGGACGTCACGTCTGGGACTGTCTTGCCCGTAAAGGCGCTCAGGAACGGCTACATCAACCTCGGAGGGCAGAGCTACACGAAGGTCGTCAGCGAAGAAACGCTGCGCCGCGAGTTCGTCTGCGTCGACCCGCCCGACAACGTGACGGAGCTTCGACGTGCGTGATCGCACCGCGCTTGGAGTTCGGCCGTGACCAAAGCAAAAATCGAACAGATCGTCCGGGTGTGGCAGAGCCGGCTAAAACTCGACCACTGGCGGATCACCGTCGACTGGCAACGGCCCTCACCGCCCGGCTCCTACGCCGAAGTCATCCTCGAGGGCGACACCTACGACGTCGCCACCGTCCGTCTCGACCTGCGCGGCTACCCAAAGTGGGATCAGCGGATGGCGAACGAGACGATCGTGCACGAGCTCGTCCACCTACACGAGCGCGACCTGCGCTTCGCGATCACGTCGGCCGAGGACATGGTTGCGAAGCCCGCGTGGGCGCTCTACTGGGACCGCGTCACCCACGAGCGCGAGGGGCTGGTCGACCGGGTTGCGACCGTGCTGGTCGAACTCGGCGGCCTCGTCTGA